ATCGTGCAAGAGCCTACGGACTTCCGTGAGATAGGAAGATAAGGTTGCCATTTAGCGTCCATGTTATGCTGCCCTCTGTGAGGATTTTCCCCCTACGTGTTTCTCAACACGCAAGGGTACTACGCCTACAGCCGAGGGTTGCGAGCTGTTAGGTTTCTCAGTTGTTATTTCAAACCGAGACAAAATCTTTAAACCTTCTTCTAGCTCACTATGGAGTTTTATCCATCCATAGCGAACTAGAACTGGCTCTTTGTCTTCCTGTTCATACCCAAAAAGACGCACAGCACCTTCATAGGGTATTTCTACAGGGACATTTTTCTTGAACTCGTACATGACAGCGTTGTACCCAATGGTCAACGGGACATCACTACGATTGGTTACAAAGACATTCATTAGAAAGAAACAACGTCACCATAAACCTGAATACTTGCAGTGTTAGCGTTTCCACTAGCAGTGTTAATATTCACGTACAAAGCATTGGTGTTGAATCCACTAACGGCAGTAGTGGTGCTATAAGGAGATGCAACTGTTAAGTCTTGGTACAAACCTGTTGCAGTCAAGTTACCCAAAACTACGTTAGCAACAACCGCATTGGATGCGTTACCGTCATTGCTTGTAGTAATAGATACGTTTGCTGAAGCAAGTGAGCCAGATGGGTTGTTAATCGTAATTCTACGAACAATAACCGCACCTGAAGAAGAAACTGCTGCACCTTTGGTCATTCCACCGATTAACAAGGGAATGGTAATGACAGCATTACCAGCCGTGTTAAATTGCGTGGCTTGAATAGAACCAATACGACCATTCCCAAATGAATCAAGGTAATACTGACTGACTGAATCGGGATTAGCCATTTAGTGCTCCTTAGACGTTGTTGTAAGTACCAGATACAGCTTGTCCACCATTGGAGCCGTACAATGTGATTGTGACGTTACCAGTTGTAGATAGAGCTTGTACGTTAGTACCATCAGACCACACAATACCAGCAGTGTTGGCTGCAATCACAGTTGTCCAAGTAGGAGCTGCAATGTTAGTAGAAGTGTTGAATTGAATAACTACGTTAGCCGTGGGCAATGCTTGATACAAACCTGCTGGTACTACTGTTCCAACATTTGATGTGTTGGTAGCAATAACTGCGGTAGGTTCAAAATATGCACCAGCGGTGTTGGTTGCTGCATTCGCTAGAATGATTTTATTTGCTGAAAGTGACATGACTTAGCTCCTTTATAGTGAGAGGTAGTTATAGCCAGTGACTTTGGACATTGATTTTGGCTTCACGCTGACCAACTCAGCAATCATGATAACCGCACCAACGTAACCAATCTGCCAATTTGGTAGAGTAGATTCAAATCCTGTGAACACAAATGAACCTTGCTCGTGGATGTACAAGCTCAAGTAGTTAGTGTTGAGGAAATAAACTGTACCTTCTGGACAGTAAGGGTCTGGATAAATAGGTACACCAGCAACCATCAGTGCTCTGAATGCTGCTTGAGGACCATTGTTATCGCCATCAAAGCCAGAGCCTGGGGTAATAACATATTGCTCTTGACCAACAAAGTCTTGAGCCAACAAAGTCCATGTACCAAATCCGCAGACACCGAAAGAAGGCATTTCTGCGCCCTTTTTCACTGTACCAGAGATGTACTGGAGAATGTTTTGTCTTGTGGGGTTTACGTTACCAGCAGCGTAAACTTTGGACTGCCACCAAGTGTTGGTATTACGATTGATGTTACCGTAAGTCACTTGATATGTAGCACCACCTGTACCATCATCCACAGCAGCGGGCAAGCCGATAAACTGTTGGTTGTTGGTTGTGTTGGTATACAAGGCCGTAGCCATTGCGTCCATCATCACATTGGTAGCATCGTTCATACGAGCTTCAATGAGTGGAATGATTGCAGCGTCTTGTTGAGCAACGCCTTCCATACCGAGGAACGGCACGGGAGAAATCATCAACTTCAGGTCATACTCAGCATTGTATGCACCCTGTTGAACTGACGGCTGGTTGAATGAACCAGAGTAGTCTGACCACTGAGCGTTTACAAATTGAGCACCCTGAACAGGCACTGTTACAGAGGACACACCACCAGAGGCTTGTTGACTGTTAGCAATCAAAGCTGCCATTAGAGGCGTGCTGTTGTACAGTTGTACAACGAGTTTGGGAATAAAAGCTCTGCGGGTAACGTAGGTTAATTCAGTGAACTGACTTGACCCTGTTGCTGGCAGAATACCACCACCTATAGCCATAACGACTCCTTAAAGATGGGCATCTCTGCCCCTACAAATTAAACCCTCTTTACCAACTCAACCTAACCCTATTGGCCTTTGACCTCTAGGATTACGCAATTCATTTAGTGCTTTCGCTGCCTCATTACGAGCAGCGTTCACTGGATTCTTCCAATATGCTTTCAAATCAAAATTGTTGATAGCACTTGGATTGTAACCAGATGGAGTAGGCTTAGCAGCTTGCTTCATCCAGTTGTGATATTCGGCAGCAGTCTCATGGTTAGTGATACCACGTTCAAGCATTAGCTTCTCAACGTCTTTAACTTCATCTTCAGAGTCGATAAGACCTTTTTTGACCAAGCTATTGCGTCTCTTAGATAGTTCTTCAATTGCATCCCTTTCTCTCATTTTGGCTTGCAAAGCAGAGTTCTCTTGCCTAATCTGATTGATTTCAGCACGAGTGGAATCCTTAATTTGAATTTCAGGAATCTGCAAATCAGGCTTGACTTGTTGGGTCAACCGCAAGAAAGCCTCACGAGTCTTGGGGTCCTCAGCCATTGTTTGCGCCAAGGAAGCCAACTCATCACGAGCTTCTAAAGATAAATTTTCTAAAGACATTTCACAACCCTCTTTTTACGTTATATAACTTTTCTGCCGTCACCAGGCTTTTTCACTTGCATTCCAGACTTGCTCAATTTAGATGCGCTGTTCAAGCCACCAAACTGAGAAAATCTAGGAGTGTTTACAACTAAACCATTTTGTTGGTTATTGTCTGTTGGTCTACGGGGAGCTGCTGCGCCACGGGGCTTAAATAAATCCATGATGGTTCCTTACATTGGGGGTTGGGGAAGACCTGGCATTCCACCAGGAGGGGGAGACGGGGGAGGCATACCGCCACCAGCGGGAGGCATACCAGGAATAGGTGCTGCTGCCATTGCTTTACCTTCAGGAGTAGCACCACCCGCTTGAGGCAAAGTCTGTAGCATCTGAAGAATCTCAGATTGCTGTAATTCATTGGTTTTATTTTTACGAGGACCGAGCACACTTGTGAGTGAACGAATGGCGGTCAAGGCTTTCTGGCCTTCTTCTGACTCGCTACCTAAAGCTGGAAGAGACTGCTCTAGCAAATCCATTGCCATGCCAATGTTAATCATGGCAGCCTCTTTGCTTCCCATCTTAGGCTCAGGAGTAGACATGGGAGAAGCCATTGGAGGAGACATGCCGTCAGATTGAGGACCTGGTCCTGCGCTTGGCATGGGATTGGGCGCAAGAGCACCGCCACTTTGGGGGCCACGCATCAACTCCATCAACTTATCTTGCGGAACACTCATATAAACTCCTAATGTCAGTATTTCAACAAGTTACTAACAGTTTGTCAATAGGTGGGGGCTTTTTAGTCTGCCCCCAAGACTTAACCCTTGCGGATTAACGCTTGCTGCGTTTTGTGCGTTTTGCTCCACGTTTCATGGTATCGCTCCTTGAAAAGTTATGCCACTCGTTTTTTAGGGAGAGCGACACACCCCTTTCTTCTTTGCAAAAGAACCGATTAACGCTTGGTCTTGCGACCACGTTTTGCGTGCTTGTACATAGTGTACTCCTTGTTGATTAAGAACGTCCTTGTCTGGAGTAGTTCCGCATGGTTCTACCGCCAGTCATATTTTTACCACCCGTCTCTGACCTTGTCAAGGACGGCATAGATTCTGTTTTCTTGAGAGAGCCAGTCTGCACTCTAGGCTGGTCAGCTTTGGGTTGTGTGTTTTGACTTGTAGCCATCATCCCACCTTTTTAAGTTCAGGTTTCTCTTTGTGCTCTGGACCTTTTGGGGGAGCTGAGGCTTGCTGTTGGGCTTGCTTGGCTTCCATCTTCTTCAATCGGTCTTTGAGCAATTGTTTCATAGGAGGTTCTGTCAAGTCAAGCAGACTTTCCTTATCAATTGCACCTACTTTGAGGAGGTTGAACGCCATCTGACGTTGGTCTTCTACAAAGATGGGCGAATTAGAGTGTGCATCCACTTTGACCACGTAATCTTTGGTAAATTGCTCAGCAATGAACGGCAAATGATTAATGTCTTTGAAGTGAGTGGGGTTGTAGGCTTGCATACACTTCAAATACAGTGTGGCGAGCTTTTCAAGGCTGTCTTCAATGATGAGCGCCCTCTTTTTAACCCGTGATGAGCCTAGACGGGCCAATTGCGAGGCATGACCTGAGCTACGAACCCCTGCTTCCCCTTTTCCTTGCAATACATTGCCAATACCGCTTGCTTCTTCAAACATTTGGTCAATATCACGTATTTCAGCGAATAAATCTGATGGCATCGTAGGTGGAAGTCTATCTACCTTGGCATTGGGCATATCATTGCTGATTTGACCCCCTGCACGGTTCAAAGCAAAGAGTTTTTCCTCCGAAATGCCCGTAAAACCGATAAAAGCAGTGGGTGGATTGACCTGTTTGCTTAGTAAATCAAGTACGTCAGTAAGCCTGTTGTTCCTTAATTCCTGCAAATAGACCAGTCGTTGAACCTCGCTACCCCCCCAATAGTAGTCATAGAGGGGGTTGGGGCATATCTGAACAAAGGGTAACTCCCCTTTTAGGAACAATTCTTCCCCTGCACGGTCATAAATGATGATGTCAGGGTCTGCTTTGGTGACCACTTGATAGTCTTGGATGGCATCATTCCACACCCACAGCTCGGTCATCTCCACTGTATCCTCGGCTACTTGGGCTTTGTACCTGTTTTGCCCCGATAAATCGAGGTTTACATTGCCGTACAACTGGGGATTGGTCTGCGACATGAGGATACGCTCCATGCCGTTAGCCACCTCAGTTCTCTCGTGAACCATTGTGGATAACCTCTTAACAATCTCTTCCCGTTTAGGGTGGTCATAGAGGCGGTCATAGAGTTCAGACTTGGTGATGTAGTAGGTGTGTACTAGAGCTTCTTGTCTGTCAGTGTAGGTTGTATCTTCTCTCAAGACACCTACACACTGAGGCTCTACTACGTAGGGGTGAGCTTCCCCATTCCTCATAATCAGTTTGACAAAAGCGGTGTTGTAGACCAGTGCCCAAGTACAGGCAGTAGAAAATACTTGGTCAGCGTTGCTATTTAACCACTCGTCATTGAGAGAGCGAGTCAGGACTGGAACTTTGGCTTGTTCAGCATCGGGGACTGCTGCCCCTGTGTTGATAGAAAATCTTGTGGTTTCAGCCGAGTAAAGAAAAGACGTGAGCTGGTCTAGGTGCGGAAAGATTTTGTTGTAGATGGCTGGGGGTTGGCTAGGTCCATTGCCAAACAAATACCAAGAACGTAGGTTCTGGTAGTCAGTCTTTCTCTCAGGAACTGAGACGAGGCACTTCTGTATTAAGTCCAGATAAAAGAACTCTCTGTCTAAATCATTACTCGGTATTCTCATTTACTCACCTGTAAATTTTGATGGTCTATCATAGAGCCGTTCCCTGCGATTGGACCATTAAGTTTACCAGTTGGCGAGGCTTGATTGGGCAAAATACTAACCGCCTCATCCTTGACTGGCTTGAACTGACCACCCATCACAGAGTTCATGCTGATACCGCCTTGGCTTCCCCACATGGCTGCGTCCCCAGGCCGTGCCTCTCTGGGAGGTGGTGGCATCTTAGGACCTTTCTCTAGGATTTGGCGTTCCTTCTCAGCCTCAGCCCCAGCGACAAAATCTAGCTCTTTCTGAGACAACTCGTTGTTTCTAGTGAGGTATCCTGTCTGGTGCTCACCTGCTTTGGTGCTCTTAATATCCGTCATTTGAAAGTCTTTGGCAAGTCCTTTTAGGCTTTCATCTGCTTTTTTTGTCCTGTCACTCCTAGTCCCCACGGGCTTTAAGTGAATGATTGATATCTGTGCTTTGCACATTTTCATGGGACATTCAGGCTCCCAAGCCTCAAATATGCCGTGACTTTCGCAAAAGTAGTCTCTAAGAATTGCCATTGTTTTACCCTCTTTCATCTAAGTTTTTGTCACTGTAATCGTGACGATTTGCCATACCCACCTTCAATTTAATCCCGTCCCTCGTCATCACCAGTTTGTTACTAGGCATATAGGGGTTGTACGCCTCTTTTCTATAGTCCACGTACCTAGTGTTATCCCGTCTCTTCATCACCCGTACATTGCCTTCCTTCCACTCTCTGTAGGCTTTGTTCACCCTCATCTGAACCATCTCTGTCAGAGGTTCACATTCTTCTAGGAAAACATCCCTGATATGGGCAGCAGACAGGCCACAGAGGTCAGCAAACAAGGGTATGGATATTCCCCTATCCTTGTCTTGGAGGAATCGTTTAATCTGACGCTTGAGTTCAGTTTTGGGGAGTGGGACGTTTTTCTGCTCCATAGATGCCTATGTGTTTAAGGTAATTAGAAACATTCTTGCCTACAGCAATCTCTTCAGGAGTCATGGTTTGCTGAGAGCGAGAAACCTCACGGGTAATCTTCATCTGTAATAGTCTAGGTTGCAATTGCTCGGCATAGGCTGCAACAGCCAATGCACAGGCTATGACCCTGTCATCTTTGCCAC